TTATTTCATCCTCACCTTCTTCCTCTTCTGTAGATTGTGAGATATGTTTAAGTTCTAAATCAATAACTTTATCACCTATTGTAATAGTTACAATATCTTTAAATGTTTTTAATGATGATGTTATACCGGCTTTATTAAAGAGTTGTTGTAACTCTCGTAGTACTTCTCTGTTTTTATCAAGATCTTGTGGAGGTAGATTATTCTCCACTAAATTAAGAAACTTATTCATGTCTATATTTATCTAACAACTAACAATTTGTTACTTATATGTTTAAAGTATACATCATTAAGGTAACATAGATCATACGATTTTAAAAATTTAATTAAATTCTTAAAAGAAAATCTAAGGACATCGAAGTTATTACTATAATGTAATTGCGTTTCAAGTAATACCACCTTATCAACTACATTGTTATGTATTCCGTCAATAAAAAAATCAACTGTAGTATCACTAATTATAAATTGAAAAGGTAATTTTTTTAAAGTTATGTGTATTAAATTAAAAATAATATCAAATTCCTCACTAGGTATAAACCTTGTATTACGATTAACGTATATAGCAATTGATTCTCTATGAGCCATTAGTTTAATGCGATCACAAAGTGTTATAATTAATGCATTTATAAAGATTTTTTGAGTGTCCTTATATTTAAAGTCATTACGAATACCGTATAAGCTAATATCCGCATTATATTTTTTAAATATCTCTCTAAGAACGTAATCAAAGTTAACTAACCTAATGTTATACCTCAGTAATTTGTGATCTATAAGCATTTCCGTTTTTAGGCTTTCCGACCCGTAGGTTAATGATTCCGTTATAATAGTCATCTCGTAGTAATACCTCTTCTTCAAATTGAAGTTTAGTCTCAAAATAAGATAACTCAAATTTTGATTTACAGAAACGCAAAATCTCAAATTTAAAATTGTCTTTTCCGTATGTAATTATATCTTCATTAAGCTCTCGTGAAGAGGATGTATATGTTTTCCAGTCTGTTTCACGTTCTTCGTGTCTTTTATTGCGCTTACCTTTTAATGGCTTACGTTTAAAAATAGTTTTACATTGTTTTTTACCAATATATGACTTAGAGTTAGTATAGCATGTAATTTTATATATAAAACCATACGGTATATTACCGTCTGCTGTATTTACAAGGGTGATCCAGTGACCTAAGTCCATTATTTCTTACTCTTACGTTTCGTCTTACGCTTAATTTTGCGTTTACGTTGTAAAACACCCGACCTTGTTCGTATATACTTGTCAGGTGTAGCTAGTCTAGCGTCACCAGGAGCATAAAAATCACTACTTGTAGGGTTATTCGGACTAAATCCCTCAGCACTACCTCCCAAAACACCAGCTGAATCCATTTCAACTAATCTTTGATAAATTTCTTCAATAGTTACAGTTGATTTCATATATAAAAGTATTTATAATAACTTTGTGGATTTGATAGAGCGATACAGAGAAGAGGTTGGAAAAGATCTTGTAATAAATGATTTCAATATTAAAGATATTCAGTTAAAATTGCCGTCTCGTAAGCATTACTGGGCAGCTAGATTGATTGATGCTAAGATTGCACATTATAAACTAATTAAGCGTAAGAAATCTCTTAAAGAATCTATTGCTAAACGTATTATTAATGAAGCTCCTGTAAGAGTAACACAACAAACAGCTGAAATAGCAGCTGAATCCTCTGAAGAACTGCAGAATATTACTAACGAGCTGAGAGATTATGAATTTGTCATAGAATATCTTGAAAAAGTTGAAAAGATAATGGCTGGTATGGGGTTTGATATTAAAAATATTTTAGAAATTATGAAAATGGAGCAGTTATGATTGAATTAGACTATAATAAATCTACAAACAAGCTTTTAATGCGGTGTGATGACAGTTTTATTTTTGATAATTTACGTGAGCATTTTAGTACTGAAAATAAAAATGCGTCTTTTATGCAACGAAGGTTTAAAACGCGTGGAGTTAGAATACCTACAAGAAAATATGTAATTACACCTACCGGTACGTGCGATATTGGCCTTTATTGGGAGATTAGAAAATACCTAATTGAAAAACAAATTATTCTTGATGTTAGTATTACAGATAATCTTACAAAAGCGTTACACATTGGTACAGAAAATGAAGCCTACACTAAATTTAATTTAGAATTAAGGGATTATCAGTCTGATGTACTTAAAAAAGCGCTTAAGCTAGGTTGGGGCACGTGTATCTTAGGCACAGGGGCTGGAAAAACACTTACTACAGCTGCTCTTATAGAGAATTTTTATCGTAATAGTAATAATAAAAGTACATTTAAGTGTATTATGTTAGTACCTGACTTATCTCTTGTGTCACAAACATATCAGGAGTTTATTGATTGCGGGGTAGGCTATAGTGTCACTATGTGGACTGGAACGATTAAGCCTGATCTAGCTGCTAATGTCATTATTTGTAATATAGGCATTCTCTTATCACGGTTCAGTGAGTCAGATTGGGTAAAATATATTGATTTACTTGTAGTAGATGAGTGCCATAAAATTAAATCATCGAGTAAAATTAGTAAAGTTATTACAAAAATTAAGACCAGACATCGTTATGGGTTTACAGGTACTCTACCTGATAATAACGAGGATAAATGGTTTCTTATTGGTAAGCTGGGACCTATTTTATATGAAAAAACAAGCTCAGAACTTAGAAATGAAAAATTTTTAACTAATGTTGAGGTAAAAATACTTAATATTGATCATGGTAACGTACAAATACCGCGGTTATCTGACAGTGCTTACCGAAATGAACTAGATTTTATATACGAAAGCACGAAAAGAAACGATTTAATAGCAAAATTGTGTAGTAGACTAGCAAATAATACACTAATTCTTGTAAATCACATTAAACACGGTGAGAATCTATATGAAACACTGACGAATATGTGTAAGGACAGACAGATTTATTTTATTCGTGGTGAAATTGATGTTGAAGAACGTGAAAATGTTAAAAAGATCATGGAAAGTAATGATAATGTCGTGTGTATTGCTATTAGTGCTATATTTTCCACGGGGGTTAATATAAAAAACCTTCATAACATTGTTTTTGCTGCTGGCGGCAAGTCTTTCATACGGACTGTACAGTCTATTGGTCGTGGATTGCGGTTACACGCTAATAAAACCCGATTAATCATTATAGACTTGTGCGATCTACTACATTATGGTGAGAGGCACTGCGAGAAGCGTATTGAGATCTATAAAAAGGAAAAAATAGCTTATTCAGAAAAAGAAATAAAATTGTATTGATTTTATTAATAGAGCTAATAGAATGATTATATGTCCAAAGCTGATTACTATATAAGTCCAAAGGAATTTAAAGACTCTCTTAAGAGATTTTATGATTCGGACATTTTAACTAATGACTTAGCTGAGAATGTTAAAAAAATAGCTTACGGATTAAGCTATAATAGTAACTTTATTAATTATACATATAAAGATGATATGGTTGGTGACGCTCTTATTAAAATGTACTCAGCCTTATCACGTAAAAAATATAGTTTTGATACAGAATCTAATCCTTTTTCTTATTTTACTACAATTGCTTTTAATGCTTTTATTAATCGTATTAAAAAAGAAAAAAGACATCATGAAGCTGAAAAGAATTATCGCGAAAAATTATATGAAGATATTATGACTGATCCTGAAAATGGGGGAGCTTATATTTATGTAAAACCTATTTCGGATGATGATGAAGAATATGATCAAGATTAATAAGCCACGTATAGGAATTGTATCAGATTTACATTTAGGTGTACATACTAATAGTACACAATGGCATGAAATAGCAATTACATGGGCTAATTGGCTTGTAAGTGAGTTTAAACGACAAAACATTAAAGATATAGTATTTTGCGGTGATTGGCACCATAATCGTAGCGAGATTTCTGTAAATACCTTGCAAATATCAGCGGATATACTGGATATATTTAAAGAATTTAATTTAATTGCCATTACAGGTAATCATGATGTGTATTATAAGCATAGAACTGATGTAAATTCTCTTTCTATTTTTAAGAATCGTGATAATGTCACGATTTTTAATAAGGTTGTTACGTTTACAGCATTTGATCGTGTGATAACATTATGTCCTTGGAATACTAGCGTGTCAGAAATACCTAAAAGTGATGTGATCTTCGGTCATTTTGAGATCGAAACGTTTAAAATGAACTCTTACAAGGTTTGTGAGGAAGGAATGCGTATTAAAGATCTACTTCAACGTAGTAATCTTGTTATATCTGGGCATTTCCATATTAGACATGAAAAAAAGTTCGGAGCTGGTACAATTCTGTATGTAGGTAACCCGTTTCAAATGGATTTTGGTGATGCTGGTAACTATAAAGGTTATTATATCTTAGATTTAGATACACTAGAGTATGAATTTACAGAAAATCCGGTTTCACCTCATTATATTAAGATTAGCCTAAGTGAATTAGTGAGTTATGGAACAATTACTCCTGAACTTCGTAACTTATTTACTAATAATATTGTTAAACTAAAGATTGATCGTAATATATCACAGGAAGATCAAATTATACTGACCACTAAGTTAAACCAACTACGACCGCAAAATTTATCTATTGATTACGATATTAGTTATAACAAAATTACTAATAATATTAAAGAAAAAGACCTGTCAGGTATCGATATATCTGAAGCTATTGAAGAATTCGTAAATCTTCTTGAAATTGAGAATAAAAAAGATGTATTAGATTATACTATTGATCTATACAGTAAGTGTATCCTATGAAAACTGTTAATTTCACAAAAATTGCTATTCAAAACTTCCTTTCTGTGGGAGAAGAACCTGTTGTTGTAGACTTTAAACGAGGATTACATATTATTACAGGTATAAACATAGATAAACCTGAAAGAAAGAACGCAGTTGGTAAGTCAACCATAGCAGACGCGTTATATTTTGCAATTTTTGGTGAAACTTTACGAGAGATTAAGAAAGAACTCATTATTAATAATATTACAGGCGGTAAAACACAGGTTGAGCTTGAGTTTGAGGTGGATTCACCACGTGGAAACAACAAATTTCATATTATTCGTACTTTATCACCTACTAAAGTACAAGTTTATAAGGATGGTGTGGATAAAACACGTGATAGTCTAGCTAATACTACGAAATATATTTGTGAAGTGTTAAGTGCATCGCCTGCCATCTTTCAAAACTGTGTTATCATGACAGTCAATAATGCTGTACCCTTTATGGCGAAAAATAAAACGGAAAAGCGCCGGTTTATTGAAGATATTTTTGGTATGGAGGTGTTTAGTAGGATGATTTCTATCCTTAGAGCTGAATATAATGATATTAAAAAGGAATATGATGTTCAAAATACTAAATTAGATGAAGTAACATCTTCATTAACAAGCTATAATTTACAAAAAACGCGTAGTTTGGATAAAAAACAAGAAAAACGTGACTTATATCTTGAGAGACAACGTAATAATAGTCAAGAACTAGCTGATCTTACTAAACAGATCAACCAGATGTCAGGTAGTGCAGATATTACCAAATATAAACAACAAATAACTGACCTCGAAGTGAAGTTATCTACTTGTGAGGATAAAATATCTACACTTATTGAAGAAAGCACAACTCAAAAAGCGACTCTTAACCATAAAAAAGATCACTACACGAAGATTGGTACGGATGAATCTAAGTGTCCTGTGTGCTTGCGATCAATTGAGGATCATGATAAAGAGACAATTGAATCTGAAAAGCAAAAACTTAAAGAAGAGATCGTGCAAATTGTATCAGACGTTAAAATTCTACTTACCAGGGTTCAAGATTCAAAAGATCTTAAGACTAAAATTAAAACCCTTATACAACAAACAACTAGATCACTTAATACTGCTAATTTACAGCTACAGTCGAAGAAAAATTTACAAAATAATATCAATAAGCTTACAAAATGGCAGGAAGAGCTTGAAATTGACATTGAATCGTTGAATAATGATACAAGTGAGTTTGATGATCTTATTAATATTACGGAAAGTAGACAAGCAGAAATTAATAATACAGTATCTAACATATCAAAACAGTTAAGTAAGTTAGATATTGTTAAATTTGTTGTATCAGAAGAAGGTGTAAAATCATATATTGTAAATAAGTTGCTAGAACTCCTTAATAATAAGTTATATTTCTACCTTAAAAAGCTCGATTCTAATTCTACTTGTGTTTTTAATGAGTATTTTGAGGAAGAAATTGTAAATGATAAGAATAAGATATGTTCGTACTTTAATTTTTCAGGTGCAGAGCGCAAATCTATTGATCTTGCATGTTTATTTGCGTTTTCAGATATTAGAAGGTTACAGGGCGGTGTAAGCTATAACACCGTGATATATGATGAGCTTTTTGATAGCTCGTTTGACGATAAAGGTATAGAGCTCATTACAGAAATACTTCGCGAACGAGTAGATTCATTAGATGAATGTGTTATTATTATAAGCCATCGCCATGAAACCCTAAAAGCTGTTACAGGTGATATTATTTTTCTAGAAAAGCGAGAAGGCATAACAAGACGTGTGGAATATTCTGAATACTAATGTAAATATGTTTACATGCACGTACAACCATTCGTCAGCCCTTTTGTTAATGCTGTAGTAGAACCATTCATTAATAATATAGTACATACTCGACCAAGTGCAGAGCAACCAAGGGAGTTGTCTCTTCCGAGATATGTTAATTATCTAGCGGATTATTCAGGCTGTGGATTTTGGAGAATACTCTGGCCTGAATTACTTATTAATTCGGAGGGCTATGGCTGTTCGCAATCACAAACAGCAATGATTTTTGATCCACGCTGGTATACTGGTGTTAAGTGCGTTAAAGTACAACGACAAGCATCAAATGATCAAAAAGAATTTATCAAGTATCTTAAGACTGTGCAACAAGATCATGGATTTAAAATAGTTTATGAGGTTGACGATGTTGTATTTAGAGAGGATATTCCTGATTATAATAAATTTAAATTTGCATTTGATAACGATGAAATTCGTAATAACTGTATAGAGATTATTAATATGTGTGATGAAGTCACCGTCACCTGTGACTATATGCGCAAGCTTTATCAAGAACGTACAGGTAAAAAGGAAATTACTGTTATACCTAACTTTGTACCTTACCACTGGATGGGTCATTATTACAACAAACAACAAATTTGGAACAACTACGATAAAAATAAAAAGAAGCCCAGAGTATTATATACTGGATCAGGAGCACATTATGATGTCGATAACAAAAATGGTGGTATAGATGATTTTTCGCATGTTCTTGATGTTGTACGTAACACCATTGACAAATATCAATGGGTATTTGTTGGCGCCTTTCCACCAGCTTTAACTCCTCACGTCCAAAGCGGTAAAATTGAATTTCATCCTTGGCAATCTCTTAATAAATATCCAGCTTTTATTGCAAACCTTGGTGCACAAGTAATGATTGCACCGCTTCAAGATAATTCATTTAATAATTCAAAATCCGATATTAAATTTATCGAAGCGTGCGTACTAGGTCTTCCTTGTCTTGTACAAGATATGGAAACATATAAAGGCGCACCCGCTGATCTTAAATTTAAAACAGGACCTGAACTTGAACAAAAGCTTGAAGCTCTCTTAAAAAATAAAGCTGCATATTATAGAAATGTTGAAATCTTTAGACATATAGGATCACAACGCTTTCTTGAATTAGATGAAAATATTGGATGTCATCTTGAGGTACTTAATACGCCATACGGATCAACAGAACGAAAATATCTTAAGCGTTGGAACCCATAAACGTTGATAACTCTCTACTATAATTTATACTATAGTAGAGAATGTATCGAAACGCAGTATATAATAGTCGAAATCAATCAATCAAGCTTTTTACCTGGGATGATGAAGGTAGACGTGTCACTCGTGATGTAACGTTTAATCCTTATTTGTATCTCGAATCACCTGACGGAGATAAGGTATCTATTTACGGTACAAAGGTTAAAAAGCGCTCATTTAATACACAATACGATCGAACTAAGTACATTGCTGATTCCGGTAATCGTAGGTTGTTTGAGAATATTCCAACAGTTCAGCAATACTTGCTAGAGACGTTTTGGCGTGAGAATGAAACGCCTGAGTTTACTCAGCACCCACTAAAGGTTGTATTTTTTGACATCGAAACTTTTTCACCTAGCAGCTTTCCGAATACAGAAGACCCTACTCACCCTGTAAATGTTATTACATGCTATGATACAACTACAAAGAAGTTTAATACTTTTGGGTTAGCTCCATATACAAATACTGCTGATAATGTAGTATACTATCACTGCAAAAATGAGCGGGATCTGTTTATTAAATTTATCGAGTATATAGAATCCGACTACCCTGATATTCTTAGTGGTTGGAACTGTATAGAAGAAAATCAACATGTATGGTTACAGGATCGTATAGTTAAAATTAAGGATTTATCGAATAACTTCGAGAATAAGCCTCTTAAAAGACATGGTATTTGTATAAATAACTTTATGAATACAGGTATAAAGTCTGAGTACGAGATTAAGACGGAGCATGGTAGTAGTGTTCTGTGCTCTAAAGATCATAGATTTATGGTTTATAGAAGAAAAAAGACAGATTATAAAAATTTTAAAACCTTAACTAAAAATATTGTAGAATTAAGTGTAGCAGATATTGAGCGTGATCAAGTTGTTTATGATTTCTATGCTGTCAAACATCTAGGTATTAATAATAATAGTGACTTAAACTATCAAGAATTTGTAGAAAGCGTGCCAGCACTTAGAGACGTCATAGTTGATGAGGATCAGGATAGTTATATTTTTAACTTTACTACAACGCGACGTGTTTGTGATAATTTTATTATAAGAAAAAAGGAGAGTATATCTTTAGAGATACTACAACTAATGGGATTTATATTTACAGATGGTACATATGATAAGAGTAAGCAGTGTTATAGGTTGACAAGTAAATATAGCGATTTAATCGCAAGTTATACAGCAGCGTTTGCAAAAGAGCATAACAAAAATCTAAAACCATTTACTGAGTGTATAACCAGGTTTAATAATAGAGAGTTTATTTCATATACCAAGCAGATATGTAATAATAATAAAGCTCGTGTATTGCACAATTTAATTTATAACAAAAGTGACTCTAAGCAACCAGATGTAGAACTACTATCTAGATTATCTTATTCTCAATTCAAGGCATTTTTTAGTGGTATGATCGACGGTGATGGCTGGATTGAGCAGAATGGTATTTCTTTATGTAATTACGACTGCACTAAATATAAATTTTTAAATGACCTTCAAGAATTACTACTATGGAATGGTGTTCAATCGCGTTTGCATAAGAATTATATTACTGTAAATAGTAATAATATAAATCAGAAATTTTTAGAAAATTTATATATCAGACATACACATAGAAAAACCAAACTAAGCAATTTAAAATATCGAACTATTAAAAATACTGCGTCTAATAAAATACAATGGATGTATGGTGGTGCTGATGAATATGTAGTTAGGATATTACCTATTACCAAGACAGGTAGAGAGGTGCAAATGTACGATATAACAACAGAAACACATACATTCTTATGTAACGGTATACATACACACAATTGTGAGGGGTTTGATATTCCTTATATTATTAACCGTATAGAAAGGTTACTTGGTCAAGAGTATGTAAATCGACTTTCACCTGTAGGTCAAGTATATGACCGTACTATGAGAGGTAAGTTTGGTAGAGAAGTCAAGCGTTACTATATTAGTGGTGTAGCCTGCATTGACTATCTTGATATTTACAAGCGATTTTGCTTAAGACTAAGAGAATCTTATAAACTAGATGCAATCGGTGAGGTGGAACTTAATGAACGTAAGGTAGATTATGGTGATATTAACCTCGCTACTTTATCTGAAACGGATTGGGATACATTTGTTAAATATAACATTCAAGATGTTAATCTACTTGTTAAACTTGAAGAAAAGTTACAGTATGTTTCGCTTTTACGTATGCTTTCTTATGTAGGTTTAACTACTCTTGAAGGTGCTATGGGTACTATTTCTGTCATTAATGGTGCGCTTACTATTAAAGCGCGTAAGCGTAAGGAAGTTATTTCAACTTTTGTAAGACCTCAAGCAGAAGGTAAAAATCCTGGCGCCTATGTAGCTGAACCTAAGCATGGCTTTAAAGAAAACGTTGTATCTTTCGATGCTAACTCACTATATCCGAATGTTATGATTGCACTTAATTTATCTCCTGAAACAAAGGTGGGTAAGATAGAGAAGACTGATGATAATAACTTTATTGTACATCATATATCAGGTAAATCGTTTAATTTAACTAAAGAAAAGTTTAGTTCCTTTATTAAGCAAGAAGAATTAGCTATAACTAAAGCAGGCTTCCTATTTACACAAAAGAAGCAGGGTATTATTCCTGAATTCCTCGATCACTATTACAAAGAACGTGTTATTATTAAGGAAGAACTATTTAAAGTTCGTAAAAAGCTACAAACACTTAACAAGTCTGACGCTGACTATGAAAAGATACAGTTTGAAGTAGAAAGACTTAATACTAAACAAATGGTTATTAAGATTCTTGTTAATAGTTGTTATGGATATATGGGTAATAAGCAAGCTCCTATTGGCGATGATGATATTGCATCGTCTGTAACGCTAACTGGTCAAGCTGTTATCAAACAAGCCGGTAAACTACTACAAAACTATCTTACTACTAACTTTAATGTGACGGATTCACATACTCTTAATGAGAGTTGGGTATACTCTGATACAGACTCGTGCTACTTTTCATTAGGATGCATAAAGGACAAGGTTCCTCTTAAGGATGGTGAGGTTATATCGGAAAAATTTTATAAAACCGTAAATGATCTTGAAGATTATCTTAATATAGGTATTACTTTATGGGCTAAAAAGAATTTGCTCACGAAAGATAGTAGATTCGTGTTTAAACGTGAGTGTATTGCAGATGTTGCGGTATTTTTGCAGAAAAAGCGTTATGTAATGCATATTCTTGATGATGAAGGTCTAAAGGTTGATAAGTTTAAGTATGTAGGTGTGGAAGTTGTACGTACTACGATGCCTAATGCTATTAAACCATACGCTAAGAAGATTATCGAGACAATGTTGTTAACACAATCTCAAAATCAGACTAATAAACTACTTAATGAAACGTTTGATGTGTTTAAGAGTCTCTCACCGGAAGAAATTGCGTTTGTTATGGGTGTAAAAGGTTATGAAAAATATGCATCACAGTGTAAAGAGTTTTTAGTAGCTAAAGGTATGCCTATTCACGTTAAGTCAGCATACTACCATAATTTAATTATGTCAAAGATTGACGGTAAAAGTGAAACTATTACCTCTGGTGATAAAATTAGATATCTATATGTAGAAAAGCAAAACAAATATGGTATTACAACTATCGGCTTCAAGTATGATTATAATGCTGAGTTTAGAAATCTATTTAAAATCGACTATGTACTGATGTTTGAAAAGATCTTGTTTAATTCGATTGAACGTTTTTATGACTCTGTAAATTGGCGTATTAGAAAGCCAACTGATAATGTGCAAACAGAACTTGATGATTTATTTGGATTCTAATCTAGTTGCAAAATAAAAATTAACAACTATATACTATTAATATGGAATACTTAGACCAACCTGAACTTGACGATACAAGACGCTCACACCCTGCTTTTTGGCGTGGTAAAGCAAGAGGTATTGAAGCAATACTACGCATTGTATCGGATATTATGATGGGACATGATGATGGTTCAGGTGTTAATAATCAACCTGACGTAGAGAGTATGCGTCGCGGATTACTAGCATGGAGAGAAGAAGTAAACAAATCACTTATTAATACTAACAAAAAAGTTGAAAAGTAATATTCTCAATATACAATAAATATCATGAGTAAGATTACAACAATTATTGATCATATCGGCCGTACAGTTATTGGAGTAGAAGTTGAACAGACTGCTACAACGTTAACTCTAGATAATCCTGTCATTATTCACGTTCAACCGAATCCACAAACAGGCCAACTTCAAGTTCAATCTATTCCCTATATCTTTATGGAATTCCTCGCACCTGGTTCACGTACATCCAATCATTGGACATTTAATAGAGCTAGTATCGTACAATCTTCTGTAGAACTTGATAGTAAGATTATTCTACAGTATAACGGTATTAATACTCCTGCTCCACAGCAACCCGCTCAAGGTGATGCAGAAGTTATTAGATTATTTGAAGACTGATTAAATAAATTTAGCAAACCCCCGGCGCCTCTGCTTGCATGCGTAATTCCGGGGGTATTTTTTTGTCTTGATTTATAGAGCGCTGTATCTATAATATCTATATGGATAAAGATGTTAAAAGTGCCTTAGATAGTATTGATGAGGTTAATCCCTTTGCTACTTATCTCTCAGATAGCACACTGAGTAGAGTAGATAGTTGGGTTGATACAGGAAGTTATGTGCTTAACGCAATTATTTCGGGATCTGTTTACGGCGGCATTCCTAAAGGTCGTGTTGTAATGCTTGCAGGTGAGTCTATGACAGGTAAGTCATTGTTTGTACAAAAGATTCTTGCTAATGCTCAAAAAGAAGGACTTATTCCTGTTATTTTCGATACAGAAAATGCTATTGACGCGGAAGGAGCTACTCGTATTGGGTTAGATGTATCTAAAGTCAAATATGTACCGTGTGTTAGTATTGAACAAACACGAAACGCACTGTATAAGTTCTTAACATCGGTTCAAGAAAAAAAGCTTCAAGGTAGATTTATTGTAGCTATCGATTCACTTGGTAATCTTCAATCAGAACTCGAACACTCTCGTATGGGTAAGGAAAGTACTAGCTCCGATATGGGCTCTAAAGCTCGTGCAATGAAAACCCTATTACAAACATGTACTAATCTTGGATCTATTACACAGACAACAATTTTACTTACAAACCATGTATATGATGATCCTACAGCAATGTTTCCATCAATTGAAAAAAATATGCCAGGAGGTAAAGCATGCGTTTATCTTCCATCTGTTACAGTTCAGCTAGCTCGTAAGCCCGTTAAAGATGATGGTGGTAAAACAACGGATACAAAACTTGCTGTTGGTCAAAAGAATTACTCAGGCATTATTATCAGAGCTCTTACACGTAAGAATCGATTTATTAAACAGTACCTTGAAGGTGAAATGTTCTTATCATTCTCTACAGGTTTAGATCGCTACTACGGTCTACTCGACCTCGCAGTTGGACATGGTATTGTTGTTCAAAGTGGAGCTACATATACACTAGAAGATGGTACTAAGCTTGGATATTATCGTAACTGGCGTAAAGATACTAATCTCTGGGAAGAGACTATTATTCCTAAGCTTGAGTTGAAGATTAAAAAGGAGTGGTCATACTCCAATGACGAATCAGAAGCACCAGAAGAAATTATTGGAACAGAAGAACATGAGTAAAAAATTAGTTTTAGCATTTAGTGGAGGTATGGATAGTACAGTATTACTATACATGGCAGCAGCTCAAGGTTATAGTGAAATTCATACAGTAACATTTGATTACGGTCAGAGACATAGTAGGGAATTAGAGTGTATGGGGGTTCAGTATCAACTTATAAAGGAAAAATATCCTAATATTACTGTCACAAACAAGACATTAGATGTAACATATTTAAAAGATATCTCACCTACCTCATCTCTTACTAATGAAGGGATTGATAACCCAGATATTAGTAAAATTGCAGGTGATGCACAACCTGTATCATATGTACCGTTTAGAAATCAGATGTTTGTTACGATCTGCTGTGCTTATGCAGAGAGTTTAAAAGCGGATGAAGTATGGTATGGTGCCGCACAAGTTGACTCTCTAGCCGGCTACTGGGACGGAGATTTTTCGTTCGTTGGCAAGATGAATGAACTAATATCACTCAACAGACAGCATAGGATCCGCGTGGGAGCTCCATTGCTCTCCCTGTCAAAGGCTGATATCGTAAGGCAGGGTGTAGAATTAGGAGTAAACTTCGGAGACACATGGACATGTTATAGTAATAGAGAAGATGGTTTAGCAGATGCTACAACTCCAGCGAGTAGTTTAAGATTAGCTGGGTTTATTTCAGCAAATTACAGAGATCCCATTAAGTATCTGCAACAGGAAAAGCTTGACGGGATTTATGAAGCTAAAGGATGTTACATTCCGTAACTTTTTAATTCAGCTAACTGCTTAGAAGTTTGTGGTTTAAACTTGTCTCTAAAGCTTATTGATTCAACGATCGGCTTTGGAGATGAGTAAACTCTTTGCTCTGACATATAATTAAGAACAGAGCTTTCTTTAATTGGTTGTTTTCCACCTAGAGCAGCTTGAACTGCTTTTGTTTGTGCATTCATTAATGCAGGCTTAAGTTTAGTACCTTCATAATCAGCAGCTAACGATTCAAAGTCAGTGCTATTTGGATCTTCAGCTTCCTCTTCGTACCCCTCTTCTTCTTCTTGACCTATATTACCGTTCATATTAGGTTTAGCTTGTATATCAGGTGTATGAATAACAACGCCAGCGCCGCCGTATTTTTCTAGATCGTCTGAAATCTGTGACTCTACTTTTTCAGCGCCAAGACGAGTAATAATTTTACCTAGTTTAGAATCTTTTGAGAATGTCGCATCTATACTTCTTCCTTCCACATCTATATCAGACTCTTTAACGAACTGCTTGAGATAATTAACGATATTGTTAATATCGCCAAGATCACTACTTTTATCAGCAACAAGTTCGATCATATAATCCTCGCTATATGACCCCTGTATTGATCCAACCAAATCAGCATAGTTATCAACTACCTGACTAACAGCACTCATTGCAGCAGCGGTATCCTTTTTACGTTCGATACGAGCTACCTTCTTAGCAGCCTTAAGTTCAGTATTTAATTTATTAACTTCCATACGTTGCATTGCAGCATCCGTTCTGTTACCAGTTGTAAAGCTAATTTTATCTTCTAACTTATCTTTAATATAATTTTGGATATCATCTTTACGAGCTTTAATAGCCTTTGCAATACCATTTTGCTCAAAATACGCAACTAATCTACTAACAGATGGATCATTCTTAAACATTCTTACAACGGAATCGTCAATAATATCAAGATCATATAGAATAGTTAATAATGCTAACTTTCCCTCACGTGTGCTAGCAGATGCTCCCTTTGCTGCAGCTAATCCTCTTGCTTGTTTTTGAAAGCCAGGAATAAGTGTATCGAGCGGTGAAACAGCTTCGTTAATAAAAGATAATCTTGAGAGTAGATTAGTAAAGGAACTCATATATACTTATTTATAGAAGATGCAATTAAATTGGGAAGATTTTAACGAAATGTCTTATACGGGTATATGTAATCTACCCGGGATAGGTAAACGAGTAGCGGAACGTATTGTAGCAATGCAACCTTTTCGTTCGAACAACGACCTCTTTAAAATAAAAGGTCTTGGATCTAACACACTAAAAAACTTAGGTATTGAAAAAGTCAAAAAAGAACGTAAATCCTGGTATATGATGCCTGATGGTATTGAATATCCATCTTATGCATTAGCTAAAAATAACTTAACCGGTCAAATTGATTTCTTCTGGAGAATGCCAAAGGAGAGACGAGATTATTTATAATAAAATATATATGAAAGGAGTGAGAAGCTGACTTATTTGCGCAATCGTAGGATCTAACAATGTATCAAAATTTGAAGTATTATACGATGGTAATCTACCTCGTGGTAATTTTGCTAGTGGAGTTCTCTGTCTGTATGATGGTAATGAGCAGCAAATTATTAAAAAACAAGGTACACTCGATTTTAACCAAATTGAATTAGACGAGCGGTGTGACTATTATATAGGCCATGTACAAGCTCCAACATCTGCAGCTCGTTCTTGGTCATACGATACATCTCACCCGTTTGAATCGTTATCATGGTCTGTCGTACATAACGGCGTATTAACAAATCATAAAGAACTAAAAGCCCAATATACACCTTGGGATGTGAATGAAGTGGATACGTCTGTTATTCCTAATCTTTTACAATTCTTTACTGAAGAGTGTAATGGTGAATGTTCAGCACCTGGTATTATTAAAAAAGTACTGAGTAAGCTTAGAGGTACGTTTGCACTATGTATAATTGATACAGATTCGAACGATACTTATATTATAAGGCAGGGATCAGTATTACACTATAATGATAATGGTGATATATCTACACTTGGAGGTGAAGGTTTCAGGTTATTACCGGAAGGTGTTATCATGATGCTTAAAGACTTTAAAACATGGACTCTCGTTGATACATTTGAAACTAACTCACCGTTTTTATTTTTATGAAAAATACATTTTATTTTACAGCAACAAAAGGATCAAAGAAAGATACATTATTATATAGTGATCGCTCTATGCGCAAGAAATTCTTCTTCAAGGAAAATAATACACAACCCCTATCTGTCATTTATAATAAGGCTATTGATTTCGCAATACAGGAAAAGGCAGAATATTTAATACTCTGTCATGATGATATTATTATTGAATCTGACCTATCATATAAATTACCTACACTGTTTAAACAGTTTGATTTAATCGGTGTAGCGGGTACAACAGAATGTAAACTAGAGGAACCAGCATTATGGCATTTAATGGGTGGCGGATTTGGTGGCGGAAAGCTTCACGGCGCTGTATCGCATGGTAATGAAAAACAAAAATCAATGACTGCTTTTGGACCTTACCCTCAACGGGTTGTTCTAATTGATGGTGTGTTTATGGCAATGAGTCGTAAAGTATTTGAGAAAGTTAGATTTGATGAATCTAACCCAGCCGGATTTCACCACTATGATTTGGATTTTTCTTT